TATCTTCGTGCTTTACATCATCTGGCATTGCTTGTGTTGGTTGATTAAAAGGAATATTTAGGGGTATATTTTTAGGTGGGTTTCTCAATAGTTCTTTGAGTACAACATATGACTTATGATCTTTACCATATCTGATTTGGAATTCTTCGTGTAGATGAGACCACATTCGATATAACCAGTGATAGTTATAAGCACTGGCACGAACCCATACAGCACTCGGGTGATTTAGATGACACGCTTTGTAGACAGTTGCCTCTTCATTAGGATTATCTAATCTGTATCGAGTTACTTTTCTACCTGTCTTTGATTTAGCAACATACTCTTGACCATCAAGCATTCTATGAGCAGTTGACATAAGTTGAGCATACTCGATAAGCATTTTAACCACATGCTTGTCTAAGTGCTGTTCAGCACAGGTCTTTGGTTCTTCATGTAGATAAAATATATTCATTCTATAATTTTGTTTCGATTATTCTCACCACTAGATTTTCATAGTTAGGATTAGTTGAAAACTTATCAAGATACATAGCAAGTTCTACCGCTGTGATATCTGGATTTTGTTTTCTTGCTTCTCTAAGTTCTTCATATGCCCATACTTCATTGATGATACGAACATAATCTCTAACACTAGCACATTTACTCTCATAAACTTTTACACCCCACCCTGGCCATTTGTTTGGATCCCAAGTGATAGGTAGTAAATGTTCTTGACTCTTATCAAAAGTTCTGATACCAAATAGATTATTACCTTCATTGGCAAATCTAGATTTACCCCAAGCAGACTCTAGTATTGCTTGAGCAAGTATAAGTTTTCTAGGAAGTTGTCGTTCAGGTGATACACTTAGATAAACATAATCAATACAGGTATCTAGTGAAGCAATAAATTGCTCATTTGTATCTGAAATTATATCAGGTTCTTCTAATAAACCTCTTACATCATCTATAAAGTCCTGATCTACTTCTGGTATTTCTATCTTAACAGGTTCGATTTCTTCGACATCATTATAAGAATAATTTAAAAATGAATAAGTTAATACTGTAATCACAAAAGCAATTAATCCTGTTCTAACTTCTTCTCTATACTCTCGTATGTAATATGCAAGTAATGATAAATATTTTTTTATGTAATATTTCATATGTGTTTCCTCAACTCTCTTTTTGTTTTCCAAGGTCTACATACAAACCATCTATATTGTGGATCAGGTAATGCAGGTCCTTCTACTAGTAATTCGTTTGTCGATTCAGCATATACTATTTTCTTTAACATTAAAGAAATAGCTGCCTCATATTGTTTACATTCTCTATATGGTCCATCTATCTTGCGTCTAGGCGTTTCATATCTCGCCTTTCTACTATCTAGAATACCATTAATAATCTTCTTCTCGTGGTGATTTAACTTCATACTTAATTATATACTATTTTCTTCGGATAGTCAAGCAGAAAAACCCCTAGTAAAACCAGAGGTTTCTCATATGATAGCGTGGATTATCCTTCGATTTTCATAAAATTATCATCCCATCCGAATGCTTCTTTGACTAGATTCGCTGTGAATCCTTTATACTTGTTATTAATTCTCTTATTAACAACATTAATCAAAAACTCTGCTTCGCCAGCAGATAGTCCTTCTAGCATTTGAACGAAAATTGTTTCTCTTTTCAAAGATGATAATGTATTATCACCACCTTTTGTAAACAGATATAATCTCTTTGCTTCTTGAGAAAGAATATTATGCTCTGTTCCTAGAGGGGCGTCATTAGGTGTGTAGGGAACATCACCTTCAGGTATTAACCATTCGATATTAGGATCAAATGCACCTTTTAGTACTTGTCTTAAAGCGACTGAATCGTTTTCTTTAAGTACTTTTAGTTTTCTTGTTTTATCTTTTGCATTATTAACTTTAGTAGCAATCTCATCCATTAACATAGGCAAAGCTCTGCCTGATTCTGCCAATGCATTGATACCACTTCTAGTCATTAATGCTGGGTGTGATTGTGTAGGTGTTTGACCTCTAGAATCACTTTGTACTGATCCGTCTGGATTTCTTCGTATTATAGCCATTGTTATTTCTCCTTAACAGTTCTTTTGAGATTAGAATTCATCAATAACCTCAATTAAAGTTTTAAGTTTTCTTGTTATAAAGTAGTTCAAGATTTTATCTCTTGTCGCCACTTCAACATTATCAAACTCATTATTAATCTTGTCCTCTAACTCTAGAGGTATACAAGTTAAATCAATCAATTTCTTGTTGCGATTGTAGTTCTTTTCTTCTTCTTCGGTCATAGTCATAAAGACTTCTTCTAACCATGAATCTATTTTCTTTCTACTTAAAGGTTTCTGTCGTCTACCTTCTATGAAAACATTATCATCTGACAATACATTAGGGACGCCATCGCTTCTGTCACCTTTTAGTATATGTTCTTTTATATATAAGGCAGGATTTTCATCTTTACCTACATACTTATTTAGTACTGGATTATATTGTTTAACCCATTCATTATGTAATTGTATAAAATCTTTATCTCCTGATAAAATAAGTATCTTTTTCAGATGGTTAGGTCCTACACGATTTTGAACTCGTCTAACTATTGCTGCAATAATATCATCAGCTTCAGCAGTTTCTAGTTCTAATACTTTGTATGGTAAAAACTCTCTTATCTCACTTTTAATATTACCCAACATAGTAAAGATAGCATTCCAATCGTGATCTGATTTTTCACGACTTGCTTTTCTACCCGCTTTGTAATTTGGGAATACTTCTCGTCTCCATACATTCTTCGAATCACAAGCAATAACCATTTCGCCATATTCTTTACGAAACTTTTTATTGTGTCCACGAAGTGAGTTTAAGACCATGTGTCTAATAAGGTCTTCGGATAATTCTACTGCCTGTCGGCCGTTGATTTGAACCATTAAGTTCGAAATCATTATTTGGTTTAAGTCAACTATAATCATATCATTATTATAACACAATCCATTCGGATTGTCAAGGTCTATTCCTCAGGAATAAATTCTATATCAAGTTCTCCTTCTCTTGTAGGATCATCTTCTTTTATTTCTTTTTGTATCTTACCGATTGTTTCTAGAAAGTCTTCCGCTTTTATCTTCGGTGATACTGATATTCTTGCATAGTTGATATCAGTAAACTTTCTACCATCTGGTGTTGTGATTATCTTTGTAAGATTATCTGTGATACTATGCATTGGATGTTTATGACCAAAATCTCTTTTGAGCATCGCTTTCAATGTTTCGACCATTACTGCTAAATCTTGTAGAAACACATCACTATCCATAGCGACAGCATTATCTCTTAAATCTTCAATGATATCTAAAGTCATTTGCTCAGATAGATTTTCTATAAAAGTTTCTTCTTTCATAGCCTGTGCTTCTTCTTCGCTAAGTTTAGGTCCTTCTTCTCGTTTTCTGCGAATAACTTTGTCCATTGGAAACTTAATAATCTTTCCCATTTCTACCTTCGTTTCTTCGCTAGTTCTCTTTTTATCCATGATATTGCCTGTGGTGATGTTGGTTTTTGATTTATCATTCTTCGTATAGCTTTATGCACTTTTGGATTGACATCTTCTGCTCTTTTGTTATTATCTACAATAACAAAATTGTTTTGACCAAAGGTTCTTTGAAACGCACCCATGTTTTTCTGAACGGTCTTATGATTCTGCATAACGATAGCGTCTGGTAAGACTCTATCTCTCATTGAATTTCTTTGTAATGCAACCTCTAAACTTGTATTTACAAATACCATGTAGGTATCGTAGCCAAGTTGTTTCATTAAATTTGCTTCATTTGATATTCTATCGTAATCTCTTGCTGTACTATCCATGATTAATCCTAAACGACCTTCTAGTGATTGTCTAAGATTAGTACCAGTTAAACTCTTTGCCTTAGCTCTTATATTATCACGCCTTGCAATTTCAGCAGCACTATATCCTGCAAAGTTTAAAGACATACTTTCTTTCTTCAATGCATTAGCAAATACATCATCACTATTAATAACTTTTAATCCTATACCAGATAGTGTTTTTGATGAAACCCAAGACTTACCAGAACCAGGTCCCCCAGCAAGAAAGAATGCCTTGAAGATATTAGGGTCATATACGCCCTCGGTTATGTATTCTTGAAAATCTCTCATAGTACTATTTATATGATGGAGCAACTACCTTCCATTCTATTAACTTATCTTC